CATACCTATAGGGCAGTCGGTTACAGAGGCGGCTCAGCCGCAAAACAGCCGGTTATACTGTACTCTGATAGCCTTCACCTTCACCACACGTCATGTGGCCGCAAATTGGCTGGGGACCCACCTCCATTCCAGAAGAAGTGGGCCGCGCAAGGTAATTCGGGAGCCAGGTTAGGTCCTACCTATTTTACACTGGTCAGCAACACTTGGCTGCGATCACGGTGTCAAGACTGTTGATGTCACTGCTTGACACGAGCCAAAATGGCTATGATCAAAACCGCCGCATGCGCCAACATCCTCCACAAGACCCAACAGTGACTGTCGTTTGATGGGCGTAAGTTTCGGATACCTGCAGACGTTCGCTGGAGTTCGATACAGGTCAGCGGCTCCTACTCATGCTGCGCCCATGCAAGTGCGCAGCATGCCCCAAAAGCCCACAGGTGCAAAGTGTGAGCTGAAGACAAAGCACTGTACAACCAGGGTTTTACGTCAAACCACCCTGGGGCACGGTAAGCTACCATGCTGCTTTGTCGGCCAAAATGGCCACAGCGCAGACATGCATCCGCACCCACCCGTACGCTCCCAGAGGGAGGACGATGAATGCATCAACATGGAAGACAACCACACCCTTCCGTTCTCACGTAGGGTACTAAATAAAGGTGCGATCGTCTGGAAAATAAGGCACTGCGCTTTCCCCTGGTCATGCATGGTGAGCCTGCGCTCACGCCAACCCCGGAGGGAGGAGTGAACGATACAGGGAGTCACTGGTGTAGACAGTCACGTGGTCCAGTGCCGACGCGAAAGCAAACCACTCAGCGCTCGTTCTTACCCACCCATGGCGTACTGCTAGCTCGGCCTCACGCCCAAGGCCGCCCGTGGCAATTGTGTTTGAGATGCGCTGGTGAACATTGTCAACGAAAAGCCCAAACCGGGTGTCAAGCAACAACTCTGGATCGTCGTTCTTCCACCACTCTGGGATCAATTCTATCCTGTCACCATTCCCCATCCTGAACAAGTCATCACGGGAGAACATTTCATCGGCAATCTTCGCGTCACCCATGTCCCTGGCGACCCTGGTCAACCAGTGGGCAATGGTGGGAACCCTGTCCGCAATCGATCCTGCCCTGGCTACGATAGCAGGGCCGACTGCACGCGCGAAGGCGATCTCGTCGCCATCGTTGGCTGCGGCGATAGCAGCCTTGTCTGTGGAATAGAAACAGTTGCTCAGCAAGCGGGGGATGTCTGGCACGGCCGTGCTCTCCACAAGACCGTAGTCGTCAACCATGATCTTCCACCCGCAAAACTCCGCTTGGTCGCCTGCCGCGCGGAGAAAGAGCTTCGGTCGCATACCGAGCTGTATCCACCTGTTCGTTAGTGTGAGGAGCTCAGCCTCCAAGAAGATCCTTCCAGTCAGCCACTTCAACGAATCATCTCCCTCGAACCAGGACTTAAACCGTCGTTTGGTGCCAAAAATGTCGACGAATAGCTTAGCGTTCGCACGCATAAGCTCGCGGCCTCTGGACCCGCCCAGAACCCACGCCCAAC